CATTTTGTCAGGCATCAGAGGATACAGTCCCAATACATCACCTCTGCCATTTCGGATAATCTGTGCATAGGCATTGCCGTAAATCAGGAGGTGGGACATTAAGGTTTCTCGGAAAACAAAAGAAGTCATTTCAGGATTTGGCTGGTCGTGGAGTAAAAAATAAAGCGGATGCTGTGGCACTCGCTCTTTTCCGCTATCGTTGTATTTGTACACATGAAGCGGCAGCTGTGCAATTGCTTCTGACAGAACCCGCACACAGGCATAGACCGCAATATGCTGCAAAGCTGTTCTATCGGTGACTCTTTTTCCTGCATTGCTTCTGCCGAAAAAATATGTGTATGACGGGCTGTCGTAGCTGTTGGTCGGCTTATCTCTGGACTTAAAGAGCCCGCTGAAAATTCCCATAAAAATCAATTCCTTTCAGAGGGTTGTTTTTTTGGTGTGGATGTGGTATACTTAAATATGAAATCGAGTAAATTTTTCGATTAAGTCATATAGCTTAGGAGTAAGATAAATGTGTTTTGAAGATGAATTCATGGATAAGCAGTCGGAAATTATTTCTTTGTACAAAGAAGCAGCAAGTGCTAAATCGGAACTACTATACGTATACATTTATAATGATGATTCCCAGTCTTTAATTGCAAGTGCATACCGTGTTGATGAAAAAGTAGTTGGCAATGTAAAAGCGGGTGTATCCGACGAAATCGATAATAAGATCTATAATATTATAACAGAAGAAATAATGCCGGAATTGAATGAAATTTGCCAAAGATACAATAGAGAGATACCTGTTGTATTTAAATATACATACAACTTAAAAACAGGTTCTTTTGATTCTGAGTATTTGTATGCTAAAGATGTTGCTGAGGATTATGAATGTGGTACTGAAGCTTTGAAATGGATTAAATCGAGATAATTAAAACACCAGCATCTCCCTCATATCATAAACCGACTCATCAGACACACATCCACAGCGAATTGCACGGTCAAGAGCCATGATCATGGCAACCGCACCGTCAATTTTCTCTGTGGATTTTTCTTTGTCCGGCTTGATATTTCCGGCAGGGTCACGCCTGATGAAAATGTTATCCATCATCCACCGAAGAACAGGGTGTCCGTTGTGGGCAAGGGTCTGTTCCAGAGTCAGTTTCATCAGTTCCTTGGTAGGCGGTGACATATCTTTGTAACCCTGCCCGAACTGCACCATCGTAAAACCAAGTCCCTCCAGATTCTGTGACATCTGCACTGCACCCCAACGGTCAAATGCAATTTCTTTGATGTGAAACTTCTGCCCCAGTTCATCGATGAAGTTTTCGATAAAACCGTAGTGAACCACATTGCCCTCAGTGGTTTTCAGATAGCCTTGCCGTTCCCATACATCATATGGAACGTGGTCACGTCTTACTCTAAGGGGCAAAGTTTCCTCCGGCAGCCAGAAGTAGGGCAAAACATAATAATGCTCATCTTCATCTGTTGGAGGAAATACCAAAACAAAAGCTGTAATATCCGTTGTAGAGGAAAGGTCAAGTCCACCGTAGCAGATCCTTCCTTCAAGTTCGGATTCATCAAAAGCAACCTTGCATTTGTCCCACTTTTCCATCGGCATCCAACGTACCGCTTGTTTTACCCACTGATTCAAACGCAGTTGCCGAAAGGCGTTCTCTTCGCCGGGAGTTTCTTTTGCAGAGTTACACGCAGCCACCACCTTATCCATACCGATTGTCTTGTCGAGGGATGGATTTGCTTTTTTCCACACCTTTGGATCCGTCCAGTCTTCCGATTCATCTGCACCGTAAATGACAGGATAGAAAGTCGGATCGTGCTTTCTGCCTTCCAGAATGTCCTTCGCTTTCTGGTGGACTTCATAGCAGATTGAATTTGTATCAGTTCCGGCGGTGGTAATCAAAAAGTACAGTGGCTGCATTCTCGCATCGCCGGAGCCTTTGGTCATAACATCGAACAGCTTTCGGTTCGGCTGCGTATGTAGTTCATCAAACACAACCCCGTGAATGTTGAAACCGTGCTTGGAGTAGGCTTCTGCCGAAAGCACCTGATAGAAGCTGTTGGTCGGGATGTACACGATACGTTTCTGTGAGGTCAGAATTTTTACTCGTTTGGAAAGAGCAGGGCACATTCGCACCATGTCAGCAGCCACATCAAAAACAATGGCAGCCTGTTGTCGGTCAGCAGCACAGCCATACACCTCGGCACGTTCTTCGCCGTCACCGCAAGTTAGGAGCAACGCAACTGCTGCGGCAAGCTCGCTGTTATGAGTTGGAAGAAAAGAATGACCGATACAGTAAAGATGTGATTCACTATCCACCTGAATGCACTGCATTCCGGGATTATCAACCTTTTCAATCGAGTCAATATATCGAAAATGACTTCTTGTATTAGGATTTCGCTTTACTGTATTTTTCATTTTTCTTTTAAGACCCGCAACAGGAATATCGTCAAAGGCAGTGAATTTCACATAGTATATCGTTTCTCCTGTTGCCACTCTTCCACATTCGCTGCTCGGCTTGCTCCAATCTGCTCTCTGTGTGGATACCGCAGTCGTGATTGCATTTTTTATGCCTAAACTCCATAACAGTTCACTTACACTCTCAGCAAGTACTTTTTCTGTTGACGTGTAAATAGCCTGACCTTTTCTGTTGCTTATCGATCCGTCTGAATCCATAAGTCCCTGCAATAAGGAAAGCCTCTGAGGCACAGAGGCTCTTAGGAATTCTATAGGGATTTTCTTGTCATGAAAGGTTTTCACAAGCACCTTTTTTAAATCGGGAACAGGACAAATTTCTGAATCGCCCGTATTTTTCCATCTTCTTTTCAGTTTGTGCCAAGGCCATATTTGGTCAAGAACTTCAGGAATATCACAGGTTTGTATTGTAATTTCAGGCTTGACAGCATTACCGTTTCCAAGCCAATACCCCATTAAATATGGGTCTACCGGCAAATCAGCATTATCAGTGTCTATTGCATCTGAAATAGGAATCCTGAACCGATAACAGCCGGAGGAATCACAGATATGTTCATACATTTCTTCCGTAGAAATTGTCACTCTTTTTCTTTTTCCATAAGTGACATCACCAGTCCAGAGATGTCTTGCCCCTGCAATAACAGTTTCTCCATCCTTGAAGGTTATTTTATATCCCTGTTCCGAGTAATCGATAGGACTTTTGGCAACAACATGACAGATGTTTCCTTTTTCATCAAAAAGCTCATCTCCGATAGAGATTTCGCCCATAGTGGTAAAGCCTGTTGGTGTAGGAATAAGGGTATTTAAAGCAAGCTGTTTTCCATTTTTCTTCGGAATCTCAATGTAAGCCGTGTTAAACTGACGATAGCCATTCGGTTTCAGAATGCCGAACAAATCACGGATAATCTGTTCCTGCCAGTCCAGCAGTTCGAATTTCTTTCCTGCCCATGTGCCTTTGGTGTGGCTGAGGCACTCAATAAAAGAAACAGCATAGTCTGCCGTCTTTTTGTTGTACTTGGAATCCTCCGCCATAAAACGTGTTGGTTTAAATCTTGCCATTGTTCTCACCTCCATCAACAAAAAAGACCTGCCAAAAGCAAGTCTATATCATTTATTTTTATGCCCCGGTGGGCTTTTTTATAATTGAGATTCTATTCCCATTGTAACCATATTACCATACAAATTCAATGATAGCAAGTCATAACGAAAAAATATACTGCACAAATATATGGCTCAGATTTTGTGTACTATATTTCTTCGGTACGAGCCACAGCCCCCTTGAATCAGGGGCTGTTTGGAAAGAGTGAGGAAGGTTTATCTTCCCGTCATACTTTCCCATTCAAATTCGCAGGCGTTTTCGTACTCCTCATCGAAAAGGGCATCGTCATCGATTTCCTTTTCCGTAAAGTCGATGCTGTCGATTTCCTCAAAGGTCGTTCCGTTTTCCTCGGCATCTGCCTTTGCAAGGCTTTCTGCGTTTTCCTCAACCCATGCGGTGAACTCCTCGTTGTCCATCCTGTCCTCGTTTTCAATCTCCAGTTCGTATTCGTAGTCCGCATCGAACCAGGTGATGACCGCCTTTGTGATTTCGGTTCTTTCGTTCCAGTCCGTTCTGTTTGCCATTGCTCTTGCCTTTGCGATTCCGTATGATACCA